CGGGGGGTAACCTCCGGTAAGTGCTTTTAGGCGTGCGCACCGCCTATGAGTGGGATCATTATGTCCCATCTGAGTGTGTAGTAATTTTGAGTAGTAAAATACTCGAAGGCGGTTTTGTAAGGGGTGGGGAGGACTAAAATTATCCTCGCAACCTTATGAATTTCCGCAGCTACTTAGCTCCTTATTACGGGAGCCTACGCCCCCTCGAAAGAGGGAAAGCGGGGTTGGTAGCTTCTTGGAACTTTAGGTCTGGGGCGATATACTGGAAGGGAACCATGTGGATCGGATCCACGGCAAACGTGAGGGTGCTAGCACCTCTCTTGCGTTTGGGACGACTTTTATATTAGGACTGGATCTAAAGCTAGGTATTATTGGATATAGACAGACTGAATCGATGGTAGGCACTTGATAATGGCCTACCTTAAAAGGTACGATGAGATTTCGGCCCCTACGAATAAGGACGTCTTTTCTAACGACGCTTATAAAGTCTAGTAACATAAGAGCTTGCAGCTTGGGCCGGTAGCGGTATTATAGAAATGTGATATTGCGAGTGCTAGAACAACTTCATTCAAAAGGTGAGGAAGTGTCTTTTTTAGGTGTGTATAACGGGTCAGACATAAAGAATGGTTGAGGGACATCCCCAAAAGAGCCAAGACATGATGATCGGAAAGTGCATATTGTTGATAGAGAGATTCATCTAGCGTGGCTGCGCGCAAAAGTAGCGGTGTGAACGATGGAAGTAGCTGACTTAGTATCCAATGGTATCCTTAATAACACAATCGACAATGCTAACATTTCATATCAAAAGAACCTTCGTCCTGTCATTCAGACGGGAGTTAGGTCTCAGGTGACGAAAACGTTCGGATTGTTAATCGATCAACGGTTAAAGGCTATCAATGGTTTGTTTCTTGGAAACAGGAAACGCGGAGTCATCAAGTATCTGTTTATGATAATTGATGTTCTCCGTCTCCACAGAACTGTGAGTGATGTTAAATTACTAGTAACTTTTGCTTTTTGGACGATGGCTCTTTGCAAGTCTCAAGGCCTTAAAGGCGCTGTAATACATTTAAAAGTATGCCAGGTCCTTGTACAGCAGGCTTGCGGAGCTTATAGGGTGGAATCTTTGGAACCTCTGGGAAGGCGGGTTAACCGTTCTAGAACAGGGTTTCCGAGGGTGATACCTACGATGCAGCGGATTTTGCTGCGGAAAGGAGATGGCCATGCTATCAAACTGTGACTTAGCTTATTCGGATTGTACCGAATACTGGAATTCACAGGACAAGTAAATATCAGTACTATCACGGATCCCGGGGTTAATATTCCCGCGGATTGGGTGATAGGGTGAGAAAAGTTCATAGATGAGGACTTCTGACCGGGAGTAATTAGTCTCCTTGGTCCAGAATACTCCTCGTTAAGGAGGAAACTTCCCTTACCTACTCCTTTCCCTATATTAAAAAGTGGGCCTTCGACGCAAGCAGTTGACCGGGATGATTCTGGGGATCCTATTCCCCATGCTTCATCTTCTTTGGTTTCACTGGCAGTTGCGGCGCGGTCCTGACTCGATTCCTCTCTACTATCTGTGCTAACAGAATATCTCGAAATTATTTCGGGTCGTTCTTTGTTAAATCGGATGAAGTGGGCTGGAGATGAGTTGTTCACTAGGATGAAATTCGAACCCACCTTGGGTTCGCGTGGACTTCTAGGGAAACTTGCTATAAAGGAAGAGGCAGCAGGTAAAATGAGGGTTTTTGCTATGGTCGATGCATGGACGCATTGGGTTATGCGCCCTCTCCATGACGCCATATTTTCTATTTTGCGGGTTATTCCGCAGGATGGAACGTTTAATCAGCCTAAACCGGCAGAGGCTCTTAAGGATTACCTTGTACGTCGTCTCTCAGAAGGGAGACCGGTATGGGTATATTCTATAGATCTTTCTGCGGCTACGGATCGGCTACCTATCTCGGTTCAAATTCCTCTGATCGCTAAGGTTTACTCAATCTTTGGCTTCGGCTTCTGATTGGATACTTCGAGGCGATTAGGTGAATTGTGGGCTAAGATCTTGGTAGGACGGGAATTCTTACTTCGTTGGCGAGATGCACCTAAGCGGGTTAAAGCCCCGCGGCGCATCTTTCCTTCGGGTTTAAAGGTCATTCGTGGAAGTGATTATATGGAGAAAAAGGGAGAGTTAAGGGAAGTTAGGGTTCATTACGCTGTAGGGCAACCGATGGGTGCCTTAAGCAGTTGAGCTTCACTTGCCATTACTCATCATGCCATTGTGCAGTATGCTTATGCATTGGTTCAGAAGGAGAGAGGTCAGCGTTTTCACTGATTTAGTAGGTATGCTATTTTAGGTGATGATGTTGTTATCGGTGATAAAGCAGTAGCCAAGCATTACTTGAATATATTAAGTATAATTGGTGTTCGTGCTGGACTTGCTAAATCACTTATTAGCCGTAATAAGGTCGTTATGGAGTTCGCGAAGAAATTCTGAGCTCCGGAGCGTAATGATCAGGTGAGTCTAAGGGAGTTAGTGGCCATGAAGCTTAGTCTGCGTCTATCTCTTGTCCTCGTGGAAAAATACCACGTTGTTTGACAGCAGTTAGCACGCTTCTATGGGGTCGGTTATAAGGTTAGGTCAAGACAAGATTCTGATCTTTTTGATCTTAATGTTAGACTGAGAATACCATGGGTCTGAGCCTCTAGGCCAGGGGGACCATGGGCAACACGTAATACTAGAGATTGGTTGGGGTGATTAAGTCAGCGTTCGATTTCCGGGCGTTCATTTAAGTTCACTCGTCATTCTACAGCCATGCTACTAGTTGTACTGGAAAGGGTTCGTGAAACTAAAAAAGATCTACAGGATCAATGGTCTACCAAAGCGAAGTTAATCGCTGAGATGAACCGTCTTGATCCTCGGACTTATACGGGTGTTACGGCTTTTGAAGGGGACGAGTTGTTCATACGAAAAGCTCTATCGATTTACAATTCGATGGAGTCCGAGCCCCAGATTGCACGGGGTCAGGATGAGGTGGCTAATCCAGTTGGATGGAATCGGATGCTCGGTACCCTTTGGGGGAACGTGGCACCTGAATTCATACGACCGGAGATACCAGAACGTCCGAACCTCTTTATGCGACCTGGTGGTGTCGATGGTTCCACCCGTCTTTATTCCAAAATGGGCGATATGTTTGGTTTGTTCGGTTCAGCGGCAAGTGACGTTGGATTCTTACTAGAAATGGAATTAAAGGCGATAATAAACCTTGATAAAGAGATTGGCCTTCAATCGGAGAGGGCCGCTCAGCATCGGCAGGAGGAGGAGAATGAATTTACTGATATTATCACATGATATAAGCGGTGGGTCCGTTGATCCCAGCCCATTTGGGCGGGGGTCCGGCCACTTACCGATGATACTCGTAATTTGGGGGATACACAGGGAAATGGAGATATGGCAGTAAAAGGGGGATCGTTACAACTGGATAAAGATTTGTCGTTCACCTGACGGGAATACTACCCTCAGGGATTAGCTGATTTCCGAGTTTGGGGTTTAGTGGTATGGAGACCTCCTGTCTCCTTCCTCTATCCCTTCAATTTTGTTATCAGACATGATCCTATGTGAATTAATTCGACTTTCTTTTCTAGTGGGACTTGGTGGCTTCGTTGAGCCTCCTTGTTCAGACTTTATAAACGGATAGTTACTTTGAGAAATTGGAGTATACTTGGATTGGAATTGGTTATATTGGTGCTTTCTGACCTTTCATCTGACGCCAGTGTGGTACCCTTATTAGGTCCCACCTCTGGGGAGGTGCTAGGAGACGTTGCACCCTCTGTAACGGGAAAAGTGGGGATGGTGCTTGGTCTGATTGTGGGAGCAGTCATTCTTGGAGTTGGTATTTATACCTTCTCCGATGCGTGACTTTATGCTTCGAACATGACAGATCCGGCCATCCGTCCTTTACTTTTACCTACTATTGCAGAAGTTGCTCCGTATTCTGAGCGTCTTCCTTCAGCCTTTGTGACAGAATCTGTTATGGAGGTTATGAATCGGAGAGTTCAGGATCGGGCAGTAGATGTAATAAGTCCAGTTTCTCCTATGCATATGCATGGGTTCTGGGAGTAGAGTTTGAGCAAGTGGTTCGGTGAGACGCAAGACGTTAACGGTCTCTTTTGCTACAACAAATATTGATGCGCATCTGAGTGCTAACCTTCTGATTAAAAACTCCCTGTCGAAGGGGGGGACCAATCAGTCGTAGTGGGG